AAGGCCACTCGAAACGGCAAACTTGTAACCAACATTGAGGAGATGAATTCGAGGTACGGACGTATCAATTTCTATATCTCTCCGAAGCTCCTCTATGAAGAAACAGGCTATTTGTGGAAAGGAGAGAAACGCTAATGGGAACGACGATACGACCGGAGTTGTCCGAGAAGAATCCCTATTGGATTGAAAAACACCGGTATTATGAGTTGAAACATTTCTGTCTCCAGTATCCTATCTGGAAAAAAGCATACTTAGCCTTGAACGGGCTGGCTAAGAGACCGACAGATTTGGTTTTGTTTTCGAGTCAGCAGCATCTTGGTGATCCGACAGCAAAATGCGCTGAGGCGAGGATATTTTACTCCGACAGAATGGAATTGGTGAAACTGGTAGCCGAAGAAACCGATGCGGTACTTGGAAGTTATATTTTACAGGCTGTTACAAATGGCATCTCTTACGATTGTTTGAAAGCTAGATTAGATATTCCATGCTGTAAGGATGTCTATTACGACTTGTACAGACGATTCTTCTGGCTGCTAAACAAGAAGCGTGGTTGATATGAAGATTGTAGATGTTGCGGTGAAAAAAGTGTACCGATTCAACTGCCCGAATTGTCAAAGCCGGTTGGAAGCGGACAGTCAGGATTTGGAGGACATCGGCGGCAAAGTGATTAAATTCTTCTGCCCAGTCTGCCGGAAGGAACGTTATATTTCGTGGTCTGATTTGAGGAAGAAAATCGTCTATGAAGGTGAGGGTTCGCAGAAATAACAGCTCCTATTATGAAAGGAGAGTGATATTTTATGAAAATCAAAAATCCATACATAGCAGGGCTTATCCCTTGGATTGGCATCTGCATTATAGGGATTATCGGAACAGAATACCTTATCACAAGACTTTTAAAAGACTGAGCCAGCAATGGCTCTTTCTTTTTATCCTAGCTTAGAATTCCAGTACGCAGGTGACGGAAAAACATGGTATTTTGATATCTGAAAAATTCCCGGGTGGAAAATTCTGAAAAACATTTTTGAAAGGAGAACGCCTATGGAACTTGTAATTATCCTTGCAATCGGTATTGTGGTTGGCTCGATTATAACCAGGATTATCATTAGGCTTTTGGATATTGGCACTCTGCGGATTGATACTTCTGATCCGGATGGGCCATTTATGTTTCTGGAACTGTCCAAGGACGTAAATGCTGTAGCATCCAAGAAGTATGTGGTTCTGAAAGTCAACCTCAAAAATTATATTTCGCAGAAATAACAGTTCCTTTTATGGAAACTGATAAAACCAAATGAAAGGAGAAACAAAATGGAAGAAATTCGCAACTTGTTGGATGAGGAGATTAAAGCGGAAATCGAAGCATTATCTTCTCTGACATTCGGGAGCAAAGAACATTTGACGGCAACAGAAAATCTGGCAACGCTGTACAAGCTGAGAGCCGATGAGACTAAAACAGCGCTGGACTTTGAGGAGAAATCAGAAAATCGTAAAAACGATGACGAATTCAAGAAGAACCAGTTAGCCGAGCAGGTCAAAGACCGATACTTCAAGCTGGGTATAGCCGCGGCTGAGTTGGTGCTGCCGTTGATGTTCTATGCGGTATGGATGCGCAGGGGATTTAAGTTCGAGGAGAACGGAACGTATACCTCAACAACATTCAGAGGATTATTTAACCGTTTTAGACCGACAAAGAAATAAGGAATTTGAAAGTTTCGGAACGAGAGGACGTGTGAAAAGCATGTCCTTTTCGTTTTTTCTGCGTGATTTTTACAGTCCCTATTATGGAAAGGAGATGCAAAAGAGCTCTTTATCTCTTGACTTAATACAGAGGGTAACCGTACAATAATACCGTTACTTTCAGATTATCAAGGAGGTAATGACTTTATGAGCCAAAAAATTATCAGACCCGAAGGTATGGAATTGGTAGAATACCTGAATAACGGGTATGCGATTTGCAACAAATGTGGGGCTGTAATGGATCGCCGGGAAGATACAAACGGCGGATGTGCTATTTATGCCTGCCCATCATGTGGATGGGAAGTGGATGAAATGGAATATGAGTACGAAGATGAGGAAGAAGTAGAATGGACATCAAGCGTACATAAGAGTTATGGAGGCGATATTCCGCCGGCAGGATGCAGAGCCTGTGGAGGTCCGTATCCGCATTGCAAAACGTCATGTAAACTATTTGACGATTAAAGAATTATCAACACAAGAGGGAGTCCTGACGAGGGCTCTTTCTTTTGCTTTTAGGAGGCTGATATGAGATACCATTACCAAAAGCCTACTATTTATCTTTCCATGTATGGCAAACTTTATATTTGCGAACATCCGGTTTACAACAGTTGCACCCTCTTTCAAATAAATGATAAAGGATTGGCTGTTATTCAGCAGCGATATGATTCTGAAACGAAGAGTACCTGGTGGAGTGAGGTTGATCCCTGGCTGACAGATGATTTATATTTGCATCCTGGATTCAAGAAATACTTTGACGAACGAGCTGGAGAATGTAAAGAAGGGCTCTACCCCACTGTTACCGTCCGGCAGATTATGTGGGCATTGAAAATGAAGCCGATTGCGAGGGAACGATGGGAAACTGTCTTTGATAGACGTGATATTTAGACGCTAAATTTACAGCTCCTTTTATGGAAAAATCAACAGATTTTGAAAGGAGTAAAAGGAGTATGGACGAAATGAAGATTGTGTCTAAATTCACAACGAACATGATTTCAAAACTGGTAAAGATGGTATTACGAAAAAAGCTCGGATATGATATTGATATCCAGCTTAATGAAATAAAAACCACGATTACCGATGGTAAGACGCATGTTCATCTGGATGTAGATGCTGAACTGGAAAAGGAAGAACTCGTGAAGATTCTGAAAAAGATTGGTTTGGGTTAAAGGAAATTGGGCCGCTGACACAACGGCTCTTTTTCTTTTTACGCGAAATTTGCATCTCATATTATGAGAGGAATAGACATAGCGCGCTACGGAGCTAGGGTCGTAGTAGGCAACGTGAAAACGGGAATCGACCCATTCCTCTCTTTTATTTTTTGCAGCCAATGAAAGGAGAAAACATATGGGCAAATTTACAACAGGGTTGCGACGATCATCCCCAACAATCCTAACCGCTTTAGGAATCGTCGGTGTTGTTGGTACGGCTGTAACGGCAGTACGAGCAACACCTAAAGCATTGCGGCTTATTAAAGCCAAGAAAGATGAACTGGAAACAGATAAGCTTACGCCTATGGAACTTGTACAAACGACTTGGCGATGTTATATTCCGTCAGTCTTGATAGGTATTGGGACTGTTACTTGCATCGTTGGTATTGGTGTGATGGACAAGCGCAATCAGGCGGCTTTGATGAGTGCGTATACTATGCTTAATGAATCCTATAAACAGTACCGGAAGGCAGCTAAAAAAGTTTATGGCGATGATGCGGATTCAAAGATTCAGGCTGAAGTAGCAAAAGAAACCTATATTTCGGCCGACGGGTTAGGTGTCTATTCGGCGGATATGGACCCCGAAAGTGAGAAGATTCTATGCTACGACATGTTTTCTAAAAGATATTTTACAGCAACTATGGCAGCCATTGTTAATGCTCAGTATCACATAAATCGTAATCTTCAACTTCGAGGCTACACAACTATAAACGAGTTCTATAATTTTATTGGCCTCGATGGTATTAAATACGGAGATGAAATAGCCTGGGCTATGGATGATCTTATGGAAGGAGGAATTATGTGGCTTGATTTTGAAAATCATCGCACTGTGATGGAAGACGGTTTGGAATGTTGTGTGATATCTGCTGTCTGGGAACCTAACAAATTTGATGGGGAATTGGATATTTCCTAGTTCGCAAAAATTGCAAGTTCTATTATGAAAAGGAGGTAATCGCTTTATGACTACTAAAAGTAAATTGATTAAAGTTCTTGGTCTGGCAGCGACTGTAATTGGAGTGGCGGCAACGCTTGTAACCGATTGGGTCAACGAGCAGAAGATGGATGAAAAAATCGAAGAAAAGGTAAATGAAGCACTTGCCAAAAGAGATGACGAAATTGAGGAGTCCTAACAGGGACTCTTCTTTTCTGTTCGGGAGGACCCTATGGACAGTCGAGTTATTTCAGTAATTAAAGATTACATGTTCGATTTATTTGACCCGGGAAGAAATTGGCCAAAGTATGAGTTTCGAAAAAGAAGCTATGAGCGATGGGCGGCAGAGGAAATTCTTAAGAGTATTCAACGCCATCAGGATATTCCGCCAATGAAGGTTGTAAAAGAATTTGTCCGAAGGACAGATGAATTTTCAGGTATCGAACATGACGAACGAAACGATAGTTTTATATTTTCAGTTGCGCATGACGTAGCCACAGATATCCTTGATATTCTGCGAGCTATGAATTAAATAAACACATGCATATTTGAAAGGAGAAAAATCATGAAGGTAACAAGAAAGGTGCAGTTCAAGACAAACGAAATTTGTGTAGGAGATCGGATCACGGTTAGGCTGAGTGGCTTCGGAAAGTTTACGGCTACGGCTCAGAGAGTGACAGACAAGGGAATTCTTTTCCTGTTTGATGAGGTTATCGCCCGGCATCTGATGAATGAGACCAACACCAATGAGGGCGGTTTCGACAAATCGGATATGTGCAGGTGGCTTCGCGAAACGGTTCTTCCGGCATTTCCGGAAAAGCTGAGAACCAGAATTCGTGAGATTACGCTTCCTACATACGGGGAGATTTTCGGCCATGACGATTTTTACGAAAACTTTGAGCCGGATGATGATGAGCAGTTCGAGCTTATGAAGCGGCGCGGAAACAGAGTTTGTGATTTTGAGGATGACTGGTGCTGGTGGTGGCTTCGCAATGCGACCAAGAGGAGCGTTTCTTCGGCTTATTTCGCCGTTGTGGGCGGCGGTGGCGGTGCGCACTGCGGCTCCGCTTCGGCCTCTGGCGGGGTTCGTCCGGAGTTCTGGTTGGTTAAATAATCGCCGCCCCTTGTGGGCGGTTTTATATTTTTGAAAGGGGATGCGCTTATGTGTGACCAGATTCGAAAGGAGAACATCGATGGACAAAAAAACAATAGCGGCAGCTATCCGAAACATGCGAACTGCCGTGAAAAAACACAGTCCGGAAATTCTAACCGGTATCGGGATTGCCGGGATGATTACAACAACCGTGATGGCGGTGCGGGCTACACCAAAGGCTCTAATTCTCATTGAAGAAAAGAAGGATGAGCTGGAGGTAAACGAACTTACACCGAAAGAAATCGTTCAGGCTGCATGGGCTTGTTATATTCCAGCGGCTGTGACAGGCACTGTTTCGATAGCCTGCTTAATTGGAGCCAGTTCAGTAAATATACGGCGCAGAGCGGCGCTTGCTACGGCTTATACACTTTCAGAATCGGCTTTGAAAGAGTATCAGGAAAAAGTGGTGGAAACCATCGGGGAGAAAAAAGAACAGAGTATTCGGGATGCGGTTGCCAAGGATAAAATCGAGAAGAATCCGGTAAGCAATCGTGAGGTGGTTATTCTTGAGCGTGGAAACACTCTCTGCTTTGATACGGTATCCGGGCGATATTTCAAGTCTGATATCGAGAAGATAAAGAAAGCCGTCAATGAGCTTAATCTACGAATGCGGGATGAGATGTATATTTCCCTGAACGAGTTCTATTACGAAATCGGGTTGAACGGGACTTCCATCGGGGATGAACTCGGCTGGAATATCGACCAGGGATATATTGATGTGTCGTTCAGCTCTCAGTTGGCTGATGACGGAACGCCTTGCCTTGTAATCGAGTATCACATCGCTCCGAGATACGATTTCAGCAACGGTTAATGCGCGAAAAAAACAATGGCTTTAATGGAAGAACCACCTATTTTTCTAACTATGAAAGGAGAACAAAAATGGAAGCTAATGAAATTATGACGAACGAAGAGGTTATGGAAACCACTACTGAGGAAATCGTAAAGGCAAGTTCCGCTGGCGGCTTTAAGACCGCGGCTGTTTTCGGATTGGTGTTTATTGCCGGCTATGTGGCTGGTAAGTACATCATCGACCCGACGATAGCCCGCATCAAAGACCGTAAGCTGAACAAGCAGATGGTTGAGCAGGATGATTTCGAGGACTTCGAGGAAGCAACTATCGTAAGCGAAGAAAATGTTGAAGATCCGGAATAAGGATTAGAAAACAGGGTTCGGACGAGGGAGAGTACCTGAAACAAGGTGCTTTCCCTTTTCCTTTTTGCAGGAGGTGTTTTTATGAACCAGTATGCGTATGACGGACCGGTTATGGAGTTTGAAAACTGTGTCGCGCATCGTTGGAAATCGACCACCTATGCCGTGTCTGAGAAAAAAGCAAGGAGCAATCTTGTGTATCGATTTAAAAAGCAGCACAACAGACTTCCGAATACGAGAATTACGTTACCTGGGAAGCTGATTGCGGCTGGTGAAAGGAGAAAGTAAATGGAAGAATACAAGCCGAATTCTCATAAATCCAAAGAAGAACAGCGAGAATCCGATGCTTTACCTGAGAAAAAAGTAGGGAAAGTAATCACCGGCTCTGCCAAATCAAAAAAGAAAGGTGAAATGCAGAAGTTTGCCGATGTCTTTATTTCCGAGGATGTCGGGAATGTCAAATCCTATATCATTATGGAGGTTTTGGTACCTGCGGTAAAGAAAGCAATCTCAGATATTGTGACGAACGGAATTGACATGATTCTTTACGGTGAAACAGGACGTACCAAGAAAAACTCGACAGCATCCAAGGTATCTTACGGAAAATTCTATGACCGGGATTCTGACCGGAGGAGGGATTATCGTTCAGCGGGGACGAGGGGCGGGTATGATTACGACGACATTATATTTGAAACCCGTGGGGACGCTGAGTCAGTTCTCGATGCTATGAACGACATTATCAGCCAGTATGGAGTGGTCAGCGTTGGCGACTTGTATGATTTGGCTGATGTATCAACAAACAATTATGCCGTGAATAAGTACGGCTGGACGGATATCAGCGGATGCAAGCCTGTTCGGGTAAGAGACGGTTATATTCTCAAGCTACCTAAGGCGCTTCCACTGAATTAGGGAGGGATTTGTTATGTATGAATCAAGAGACAAAATGGTATCCCATCCCGATCACTACCAGTCAGAAACCGGGTTGGAAGTAATCGAGGCCATAGAAGCGTTTACGTTCGACCTCAAGGGTATTGAAGCGGTGGATACCGGTAACATCATCAAATATGCGTGCCGTTGGAAGAAAAAGAATGGAATCCAGGACTTGGAAAAAATCATGTGGTACACGCAGCATCTTATTGATCATCTCAAAAATTTGGAAAAGGAGAATAATTAACCATGAAAAAAGAAGAAATCATGACGAAGGTAAGCGGAACCTTCAATAAAGTCGGCTTTCAGTTGAAAAAACACAGCCCGGAGATTCTCATTGTAGCGGGTATCGTCGGAACCGTAGCGAGTGCGGTTATGGCGTGCCGGGCGACAACGAAGGTCGGAAAAATCATCGACAAGACGAAAAGTGATGTGGATGAGATTCACGATGCGACAGAAAAAGGCGTGACCAAGGCGGGCGAAGACTATTCCATTGAGGATTCTAAGAAAGACCTGTCGGTTGTCTATCTTCAGACCGGGGTTAAACTTGCTAAGCTGTATGCGCCGGCTGTGGCTCTTGGCACTTTATCTATTACCAGCATTTTGGCATCAAACAACATTCTTCGGAAAAGAAATGTGGCACTGGCAGCGGCTTATGCAACCGTAGACAAGAGTTTCAAGGAATATCGGAAACGGGTTATCGAGCGCTTTGGAAAGGAGATTGACCGGGAACTTAAATACAACATCAAAGCGGAGAAGGTAAGTGAAACCGTTATTGATGAGGAAACCGGCAAAGAAAAGAAGGTAAAGAAGACCACTTTCGTCGTTAATCCGTCCGATGTAAGCGGATACGCTCGATTCTTTGAGAAGTACACGATGGACGAAGACGGAAACAGTGTCCTGAATCCCCACTGGGAAAGCAACAACGAGTACAATCTGATGTTCCTGAAAGCACAGGAAAAGTATGCCAACGATTTGCTCAGGGCAAAGAAACGCCTTTTCCTGAATGATGTTTATGACATGCTGGGGCTTCCTCCAACAAAAGCCGGTCAGGTTGTTGGGTGGGTTTACGATGCGGAGCATCCCATCGGTGACAACTATGTCGACTTCGGTTTGTATGCTGACAATCTGAGCTATTCCGATTTTGCGAATGGTCTGGACCCGGCCATCCTTTTGGACTTCAATGTGGACGGAAACATCTGGGAACTGATGTGACTGACGAATGGATTGGATAGTGCTGGCACAGGGAATCCCTATCGGGATATGATAGACTACCCTTGGCTTGGTTCAAAAGACTGACGAAGGGCAGCCGGATATTTTTAAGGAGACGTACATGAAAAAAATAACAGCGATAGCTTCAGCTTTTTCTTTGTGCGTGATTCTGATATGTTCAATCACTACGCACTCTGCCGGAAGTGAAATCTCTGCTGATTCACAAGCAATAGAAATCATTCCGGCATCTATGCCGGTGGTTACTTATATTCCGATAGAGGAGATTTCAGAGTCAAGCTCAGAAGAAATTGCAGATGAAGAACTTTTATCTGAGGAAGATATTTCGCTGATAGCATTGGTAACGATGGCAGAGGCTGAAGGAGAATGCGAAAAAGGAAAACGGTTGGTAATCGACACCATACTCAACCGCATGGATTCGGAGCATTTTCCCAATACGGCTTACGATGTTATCTATCAGCCATATCAGTTTTCCTCAATGTGGAACGGACGTGTAGACCGCTGTGAAGTGCGGGATGATATTTGTCAGCTTGTCAAAGAAGAATTGGAGGTTCGGACAAACTACGATGTTATATTCTTCACCGCTGGCTGTTACAGCGATTACGGCGTTCCCATGTTCCAGGTAGAACACCATTATTTTTCACGTTATGAATGAAAGGAGATTGACATATGAATAGCTTTTTAACATTGGTATCTTACACGCTGGCTGCTATGGCCGGAATCTGTTTTGTCGGCGGTCTTGCCGTTTTATCCGGCGGAAAGGAGCAGTAATCATGGATGGGATCGGGAACCTAATATCCATGCTCGATTATGTGCTGGATACAAAAAGAAAAAGGCATATTACCGGCGGTATCTTACTGAGCGTATCCTTACTCTTCGGAGGATTAGCACTTACAGTAATGACTATCAAGAACGAGGAGGATGAAGAAAATGAATAAAGCAACGGGCTTTGTGATGTTTGTTTTAGGCGCTGCCGTTGGTTCCGTAGCGACCTGGCAATACACCAAGAAAAAATATGAGCGGATTGCCCAGGAGGAAATTGACTCAGTAAAGGAGATATTCTCCAAGCGGGAATCGGCTGCGGATGTTGAGATTACCGCTCCTGAGCCGCAGACAGCAAAGGTCGGTAAACCGGAAGAAAAACCGGATATTTCCGAATATGCTGCGAGGCTGGAACGGGAAGGATATACCAACTACTCGAACGCAAGCGCCGGAGAGAAAAAAGAGGAGCAGGAAGCGATGGAGATGAAACCCTATGTAATCTCACCGGAAGAATTTGGCGAGTTTGAGGATTATGAGCGAATCAGCCTTAGTTACTATGCGGACCAGATTCTGGCAGATGAAGATGATGAAAAAGTAGAAGATGTGGATAATGTTGTAGGTCTGGAATCTCTGGCCCACTTCGGGGAATTTGAAGACGATTCAGTCTTTGTCAGAAATGACAGGCTGAAATGTGACTACGAAATCCTTCTGGATCAGAGGACTTATTCGGACGTTATTAAGCAGAGGCCGCATCAGACGGAGGTATGATGACGAGGAGCGGGCTGAATAGCGAATACTTCGATTGGATGTGTCAGCTTGTATGCAACCGCCGGTATACCAGAGGTCTGTCCTATCAGAAACTTTTACGGTTCCTCCATAGCGTGGATTTTAATTACACGATTGAAATGGATGGAAACCGAGAAGAAGATGGGATAGATCTCCGGTACCGGTTTGGCTACGAGAATTCATACGAAAACGCCATGATTTCAAGCTACTTGGATAATAGCCCTTGTAGTGTTTTGGAAATGATGATTGCTCTCGCTATTCGTTGTGAAGAACATATTATGGATGACCCGGATATCGGGAATCGGACCGGACAATGGTTCTGGGGTATGATTGAGAATCTCGGTTTACGGAAAATGACAGATGCAAGATTCGACGAGAATTATGCGGACGAGATTATCCAGAGATTCTTAGACCGAAGATACAAGCGAAATGGAGAGGGCGGCCTGTTTACGGTAGAACACTGCCGACGAGATTTGAGAACGGTAGAAATCTGGTATCAGATGTGCTGGTACTTAGACGAAATCGTATAGTTTGGGAGGTTTCGTATGACTCACAACGAAGTATATAAATGGTTTGAACTATATTTTCCGCTTTATGCGGGTGAGAATGCTGCCACATGGTTTCCAAACGGTAAAAACAGCATCCGAGTCCGGCAGACCAATGGCGCTGAATTTATATTTACCTATGGCGGAAAAGACGAATGGCGGTTTGAAACCGCTAAAAGTTTTATCAAAGGCATGAAAGGAGGAAAAGGCTGATGTGCGAGATGCTTGGTTATATTTTTGGAAGTTTACGGTCATCGGAAACGGCAATCAAGGGAATCCGTGTCACGCTTAAGCATCAGAGCAGGTTCAACCGCAATGTCGGACTTTGGGCCTGCGCCATGACCGCTTATGTAGTTATGACGGAATTGGACCGCCGGGAACAGAATAAAAAAATAAAGGAACTCAGCAATGAGATTAAGGAATTAAAGCGCTCGGAAGGAGAGTAAAAAATGCGATGATCGACTTTTTGATGATTTCAACACGTAGTACAAAGCGTGGTGTAATAGAAATCTATCCGAAGTTCATTATTAAAAAAAGCTCCGATCTGATGATTCGAGGTGGTGACTTCTACGCTATCTGGATTGAGGAACGTGGTTTATGGTCTACGGACGAGCAGGATGCTTTGCAGCTCATTGACCGCGAACTGGATAGATACGCAGAAGAAAACCGCCGGCGCTTTGACTCCGATATAAAAGTCCTGCATATGTGGGATGCAGAATCAGGCATGATTGATTCCTGGCATAAGTATTGCCAAAAGCAGATGCGGGACTCATTTCATATGCTGGATGAAAAACTTATATTTTCCAACACGGAGACCAATAAAAAAGATTACGCCAGTAAAAAGCTGAATTATCCGCTTGAAGCTGGCGATTTGTCTGCCTATGAAAAGCTGATGTCAACTTTATATTCTGAGGAAGAACGGCAGAAGATTGAATGGGCGATTGGTTCGATTGTGTCTGGAGAATCCAAACGGTTGCAGAAATTCATGGTGTTATATGGAGCCGCAGGAACGGGTAAATCCACAGTGCTGAATATCATCCAGCAGCTCTTTGAAGGGTATTACTCGGTATTCGATGCGAAAGCACTGGGTTCGTCCAGTAATTCTTTTGCGTTGGAGGCGTTTAAGAGTAATCCTCTCGTGGCAATTCAGCATGACGGCGACCTGTCCAGAATTGAAGATAACACAAGGCTTAACAGTCTGGTTTCTCACGAACTTATGACGGTGAACGAAAAGTTTAAATCGACATATTCCAACCGATTCAAGTGTTTTCTCTTTATGGGAACAAATAAGCCGGTGAAGATTACGGACGCGAAATCCGGTTTGATTCGGCGATTGATAGACGTTTCGCCAACAGGTAACAAACTGAATCCGAACGATTATAAAGATATTGTGAAGCGGGTTGGGTTTGAACTGGGGGCGATTGCGTATCACTGTCAGGAAGTATATTTATCCGCTCCGAGTATGTATGACGATTATATTCCGATTGCCATGCTTGGGGCGTCCAACGATTTCTATAACTTCATTGTTGATTCGTATCATGTGTTCAAAAAAGAGGACGGGACGACAATGAAAGCGGCATGGGAGATGTACAAGACCTACTGTGACGAAGCAAAGGTGTCTTTTCCATTCTCCCAAAGAATCTTTAAGGAGGAATTGAAAAACTATTTTCGGGACTACAAGGAACGGTTCAATCTTGAAGATGGTTCGCGGGTTCGCAGTTACTATTCCGGATTTCGGATTGAGAAATTTGAAACCGAAAAAAATCCGGCAGGTGAAATTGTGGAAACAAAACCGGCGCCCATCGAGTTCAAAGAGCAGGAATCCGTTTTTGACAAGGAATGTAAAACCTGCCCGGCCCAATACGGAACGGATGCCGGTACGCCTGGGAAAAAATGGGCGAATGTCAAAACAACCCTGGATTCCTTGGATACTTCGCAATTACACTATGTCAAGGTTCCCGAAAACCACATCGTAATTGATTTCGATATTCCAGACGAGGAGGGAAATAAATCTTTTGAAAGAAATGTAGAAGAAGCAAGTAAATGGCCGCCGACTTATGCGGAACTCAGTAAAAGCGGATGCGGAGTGCATCTGCATTATATTTATACGGGAGATCCGGCAAGACTGAGCCGCATTTATGACGACCACGTAGAAGTTAA